ATTTAATCAAGGCAGATCCAATTAAAGCATCACCATCAAATCTTTTAAAAATTAATGAAAAAAAAGATATACCAGCAGACGTAAAAAAAATCGCTGGTGAATTAGATGCTGCTGTTAAAATGCATAAAAGTCAAGCGAAGAGACTTAGAAAAGCAGGTATCTCTGAAGAAAATCTTGATGAGAAATGTTGGAAAGGTTATGAAAAGAAAGGTATGAAGACAATGTTTGGTAAAAGATATCCAAACTGTGTCAAAAAGAAGAAAACTAGAAAGGAAGAAGTTGAACTAAAATATGATAAATCAAAGAAAAGTGAAGGAAAATATAATATGCCAACTGTCAAGGCACCTGGAAATGCAGTTCCAATGCCTGAATACAAACCAAGAGGTACTAAAAAACCTGTACCGATGCCTAATTACAAACCAGAAGGTGAGATGACTGAGGGATATGGGGTTGCTCCTAATTTAGATCCTAAAGTTCCCAAGAGTTATAATGAGCGTATGAAAGATGCGAGAGAAAAAAGTAAAAGAGAAGGTATTTTCTTACCTCCTTGGATTGGTCCAGAACTGCCAAGAGTAAAGGCTAAATCAAAAATTCAAGTGTCTCATTACGAACCTGAAGGTGAAATGGTTAGTGAACGGAGTCGTTTAGATGGTCCAGAAGAACGTAAAAAAGATCTGGACAAGAGATACGATCCAAAAGGTGGTGGTAAAAACCCATACCAATATATTCCTGTGAAAAAAGCACAAGTGCAAAAAGAGGCGAAATCTGATGGTGATCCCTGTTGGGATACTCATGAAATGAAAGGAATGAAGAAGAAGGGAAACCGTATGGTTCCCAACTGTGTTCGTAAAGAGCAAGTTTCTGATTGGAGATCTGAACTTAGTGAAGGTTCTGCTTGGACAAAAAAGGAAGGTAAAAATGAAAAAGGTGGACTTAATGAAAAAGGTAGGAAGTCGTATGAACGTGAAAACCCAGGAAGCGATCTTAAGAGACCTTCAAAGAAAGTTGGGAACAAGCGTAGAGCGTCTTTTTGCGCGAGAATGAAGGGTATGAAAAAGAAACTAACTAGTAAGAAGACTGCAAACGATCCTAATAGCAGAATTAATAAATCACTGAGGGCTTGGAACTGCTGATAGTTTATGAGTGAAGTATATCTTGGTAATCCTAATCTAAAAAAAGCAAATACAGAGATTCAATTTACAGAGGATCAAGTTATTGAATTCCTCAAATGTAAAGAGGATCCTGTTTATTTTGCAAACAATTATATTAAAATCGTTTCTCTAGATGAAGGTCTGACGCAATTTCATCCGTATGACTTTCAAGAAAAACTAATTCACAATTTTCATAATAATAGATTTAACATCTGTAAGATGCCACGACAGACGGGTAAGTCAACTACTGTGGTGTCATATCTTTTACATTACGCCGTTTTTAACGATAGTGTAAATATTGGCATACTTGCAAACAAAGCAGCAACTGCGAGAGAACTTTTAAGCAGATTACAAACTGCGTATGAGAACTTGCCTAAATGGATGCAACAGGGTATCATATCCTGGAATAAAGGTTCAATGGAGTTGGAAAATGGCAGTAAAATATTGGCAGCATCTACGTCTGCTAGTGCTGTCCGAGGTATGTCGTTTAACATCCTCTTTCTCGACGAGTTCGCATTCGTCCCAAACCACGTTGCTGACTCGTTCTTTGCCTCTGTTTATCCTACTATTACTTCTGGTCAAAACACCAAAGTAATTATTGTATCCACACCACATGGTATGAATCACTTCTACCGTATGTGGCATGATTCGGAGAAAGGTAAAAATGAATATATACCAACAGATGTTCATTGGTCAGAAGTCCCCGGTAGAGATGATAAGTGGAAAGAAACCACTATCGCAAACACGTCAGAGCAACAGTTTAAAGTTGAGTTTGAATGCGAATTTCTGGGATCAGTTAATACTCTCATCAATCCAGCAATTCTAAAAAATCTTATTTACGAAGATCCTATTCAGAGAAACGCTGGTCTTGATGTTTATGAGCAAAGCAAAAAAGAACACAATTATCTCATTACTGTTGATGTTGCTCGTGGTTTGGGCAATGATTATTCTGCATTTATCGTTGTTGACATCACAGAGTTTCCTTATAAGATAGTTGCAAAATATAGGAACAACGAAGTAAAACCAATGTTGTTTCCAAATATTATTCAACAAACTGCGAAAGGATATAATGACGCATGGGTATTAGTAGAAGTTAATGATATTGGTGAACAAGTAGCAAATATTTTGCATTATGATCTAGAATATGAAAACATGCTCATGGCAGCGATGAGAGGTCGAGCCGGTCAAGTTGTTGGTCATGGGTTTTCTGGTAAAAAATCTCAGATGGGAGTTAGAACAACTGCTCAAGTTAAAAAACTTGGTTGCTCTAATCTCAAAACAATGATTGAAGATTTTAAACTTCTAACACTTGATTATGAAATTATATCAGAGTTGACTACTTTTGCTCAAAGGCATAATTCTTTTGAAGCAGAAGAGGGATGTAATGATGATCTTGCAATGTGTCTTGTTATCTTTGCATGGTTGGTGGCACAAGAATATTTTAAAGAAATGACGGATAATGATGTTCGTAAAAGAATATATGATGAACAAAAAAATCAAATTGAACAAGACATGGCACCCTTTGGATTTTTGGATGATGGAATTAATGATATGACATCTTTTACCGATGACCAAGGTGACCGTTGGCATACTGATGAATATGGTGATCGTTCATTCATGTGGGATTACATGTAATGGACTTGGACGATCAGATAGAATTAGAACATTTGCTTTTATCTGAACGTAAATGCAGAGTTTGTGGTAAAGTTAAAAATTTAATTGATGAGTTTTATCTTACTAGAAAAGGGAGAGGAGCTCTACCCTCAGCATATTCATATGAGTGTAAGTCTTGTACTATTAATAGAGTAAAAGGTAGTAAGAAGTGTAATAATGTTTGGGAATACCCAGATTGGTAAGGTTCATGTATCATTTCCCCGCTGAAAAGTGCCTTTTCAATAAATAATTTCAGATAAATTCTGGATTGGGAGCACTTAAAGATGCCACTTAACCTAGCATCTCCTGGAATCGTTATTAGAGAGGTTGACCTTACAATTGGAAGAGCAGATGCCACTAGCGGTGCCGTTGGTGCTCTGGTCGCACCTTTTGCAAAGGGACCTGTTGAAGATCCAATTCTCATCACTGATGAGGGTGGATTATTAAAGACTTTCGGAGAGTCTTACAATAGCAGTAAGCACTACGAGTACTGGATGGTTGCATCTTCGTACCTTGCTTACGGCGGAAATATGCGTGTCGTCAGAGCAGATGACGATAATCTTACGAATGCTTATGTTGGCGCTGCTAACAGCATTAAAATCAAGAGCACTGAACACTACGGTCAACTTGGTTACCAAGATAACACAATCACTAATGTGACCTTTGCTGCTAAGAACCCTGGTTCTTGGGCAAATAATCTTAAGGTTGCTATTCTTGATAGTAGAGCAGACCAAGTTATCTCTGGTGTTGTAACTAATACTGCTGCTCTGGCAGTTGGTTACGGTGTAACCCAGACGGTTGATGGCACTCTTCCAAAATCAGATGGAACAACCGTGGCACTTGATGGTCACCTTAAGGGAATTATCACTGGTATTTCTGGTGATGGTAGTTCTGGTTCTCCTTATGAGATTGAAGTAAAAGTTCTTTCTCACGTTTCTGCTGCGAGTACAGAAACTGAAGTTGACTATCAGGCAGGTGGTCTTTACAAGTTTGATGCATCTAGACTTCTGTCATTCCACAATGGTGGATCTGGTGCTGGTACTACTACGACCTTCAACACACCCTCAGACTGGTTTGATCAGCAAGAGATTGTACTGACTGGTCCAAACATCAAGTGGAATAACGTTGTTGAAAGACCTGGTACTTCAGATTACGCTGCTGCTAGAAATTCCAGATTTGATGAAGTTCACGTTCTTGTATATGATGACAAGGGTGAAGTAACCGGTAACGCTGGAACAATTCTTGAGAAGCACCTTGCTCTCTCCAAAGCAAAGGATGCTGAGTATTCTCTCGGAAGTCCTGCTTACTGGAGATCTTACCTCTATACAAACTCTGATAACCTCTACGGTGGTTCAGCACCTGCTGGTATTGTAACTTCCCACTTCAGCACCGGGTTTACCCAAGGTTCTGATACTGGTTGGGATCAAGAAGCTCAAGGAATTAAGTTTGCTGGTATTGGCAACACAACTCTAACTCTGAGTGGTGGTAAGAACTATGATGATGGCACCGACACTACTGCAACTAACGCTTTTGCACCTGAACTGAATAAATTGGTGGATGGATATTCTCTCTTTGAGAATTCTGACAACTTTGAGGTTGATTTCCTCCTGATGGGTTCAGGTAATCATACTGAGGCGAGGGCACAAGCACTTGCAAGTAAGTTGATTGCTGTTGCTGAGGCAAGACAGGATGCTGTTGCATTCATCTCTCCTTACAGACAAGCGTTCCTTAATGATAGTTCCGTTGGAACGGTAACTGTCAATAATGACGCTACTATAACTGATAACCTTGTTGGTTTCTACGGTCCAATCACTTCTTCCTCCTACGGAGTATTTGATAGTGGTTATAAGTACATGTACGATCGTTTCAACGATACTTTCCGCTATGTCCCTCTGAATGGTGATATTGCTGGTCTGTGTGCTAGAAACGATCTGACTCAGTTCCCATGGTTCTCACCTGCTGGTACTGCCAGAGGCGCTATCCTGAACGCGGTCAAACTGCCATACAACCCAAGTAAAGTACAAAGAGATACACTGTACTCTAACAGAATTAACCCTGTTATCTTCTCACCAGGTGAAGGAATTGTTCTCTTCGGAGACAAAACTGCCATGGCAAAATCATCTGCCTTTGACAGAATTAACGTCCGACGCTTGTTCATCTTCCTTGAAGATGCTATCTCTGCTGCTGCAAGAGATCAACTGTTCGAATTCAACGATGAAATTACAAGAACTAACTTTGTAAATATTGTTGAACCATTCCTCCGCGACGTTCAGTCTAAGAGAGGTATTTTTGATTATGTGGTTGTTTGTGATGAAACAAATAACACCGCCGCAGTCATTGACAATAATGAGTTTGTCGCTGACATTTTCATCAAACCTAACAGATCTATTAACTTCATCGGTCTTACCTTTGTCGCTACTAGAACTGGCGTTTCGTTCAGCGAAGTCGTCGGTAACGTCTAATAAGTTTCATATTATTAATCACTTAGAGGTTAACTCAAATGGCAACTAGAAACCAACTCAACCCACCCCCACTAAGAAAGATTACTGACTTCAAGAGCAAGTTATCTGGTGGCGGTGCACGTTCAAATCTATTTGAATGTGAACTTTCTTTCCCTGATGCCGTATCGGTTGAAGGACTAAATGATATCCTTAATAAGGCAAGATTCTTGACAAAGGCAGCAAACCTGCCTGCCTCGAATGTTGCCCCAATTGAGGTTCCATTTAGAGGAAGAATGCTCAAGATTGCAGGTGATCGTACTTTTGACACCTGGACAATCACAGTTATCAACGATACAGACTTTGCTATTCGTTCTGCTTTTGAAAAGTGGATGAATACTATCAACCGTGTATCTGATAACACTGGAACAACTAATCCAGCAGATTATCACGCTGATGCCTATGTCTATCAACTTGATAGAAATGGCGATACCCTGAGAAAGTATCACTTCTATGATGTGTTCCCAACTCAGGTAACTGCTATTGAACTTGGATATGACCAAGGTCAAAACATCCAAGAATTCCAGGTTGAACTTCAAGTCACCTGGTGGGAAGCAGTTAGAGGTAGTGGTGCAAATTCTGGCGGGGAAAACATCAACTAAATAGTCAATAATAAGTCAACAGTTTTATAAGATGGCCCGCCTTTTTGGTTTTTCACTTGATGATGTAATTAAAAAATCACCTACGGTTATCTCCCCCGTTCCTCAAAATAATGAGGACGGGGTTGATAATTATATTAGTAGTGGATTTTATGGTTCTTACCTTGATATTGAAGGTGTCTATAGAACTGAACATGACCTAATTAAAAGGTATCGTGAAATGGCACTTCATCCTGAAGCGGATGGTGCTATTGAAGATGTTGTAAATGAAGCAATAGTTAGTGACTTATATGATTCTCCAGTAGAAATCGAACTCTCCAACTTAAACTGCACAGAAAGATTAAAGCAGATTATCAGAGCAGAGTTTAAATATATTAAAGAGTTGTTAGACTTTGATAAGAAGTCTCACGAAATTTTTAGGAATTGGTATGTTGATGGTAGAGTTTACTACTTAAAAGTAATTGATCTTAAGAATCCTGGAGCAGGTATTCAAGATCTGAGATATATTGATCCGATGAAGATCAAGTATGTCCGTCAAGAAAAGAAGATGGACAAGAGAGGTCTTGCAGTTCAAAATACATCAGTAACTCAAAGAGGTAAAGAGGCACCTGTTGTTGAACCAGAAATCGAAGAATATTTTCTGTATACTCCAAAGAAAAATTATCCAAGTGGAACTCTATCTGGTGCAGGTGGAAAGAGAGATTCTGTAAAGATTGCAAAAGATTCAATCTCATATTGTAGTTCTGGTCTTGTAGATAGAAACAAGGGAACCGTTCTTTCATATCTTCATAAAGCAATTAAGGCACTCAATCAACTCAGAATGATTGAAGATTCTTTGGTTATCTACAGATTATCCAGAGCACCAGAACGTCGTATTTTTTATATTGATGTTGGTAATCTTCCTAAAGTAAAAGCAGAGCAATACCTCAAAGAGGTTATGTCTCGCTACAGAAATAAACTTGTTTATGATGCTGGCACCGGAGAAATCCGTGATGACCGCAAGTTTATGTCCATGATGGAGGACTTCTGGTTGCCTCGTAGAGAAGGTGGTCGTGGAACTGAGATTACCACTCTACCTGGTGGTCAAAATCTCGGAGAACTCTCTGATATTGAATACTTCCAGAAGAAACTCTATAGAGCACTTGGTGTTCCAGAATCCAGAATTGCTGCAGATGGTGGTTTCAACCTTGGTCGTTCTTCTGAAATTCTGCGTGATGAACTGAAGTTTGCTAAGTTTGTTGGTCGTCTGAGAAAGCGTTTCTCTGTACTTTTCAACGACATGCTTAAAACTCAACTAATTCTGAAAAATGTAATTACACTTCAGGATTGGGAAGAGATGGGTGATCATATTCAATATGATTTCCTCTATGATAATCAGTTTGCCGAACTTAAAGAATCTGAGATGATTCAAAGTAGACTAACTAATCTCGCAACTATTGAACCTTATATTGGTAAGTTCTATTCTACTGAATATGTAAGAAAAAAAGTTCTCCGTCAAACGGATCAAGAAATTATTGAGATTGATGCTCAGATTGAAGATGAGATTGCAAAAGGTATTATTGCAAATCCAGCAGCAGTTGATCCCGTCACAGGACAACCGATTGCAGATCCTATGAGTGCTGGTGCAACTCCAACAGAACCAGATTTGGAGTCTCAAGGTAACGCAACTGAAGCAGACGGGGAAGCTGCAGAGTTATAAATAGAAAATATACATCACTTTTTAATGGAAAATAGTATTATCGATTTGATCGCACAGGATTCTTCTGCGTCAGATGTAACTGATGCAATTAAAAATTCTCTGTATGCCAAAGCTGCTGAAAGAATTGACGCTGCAAAACCATATGTAGCAACTTCGATGTTTGACGAACCTACAGAGGATGAAGTTGAAGTTGAAGATGAAGTAACTCAAGACCCACAAGAGGATCAAGAATAATGGCAAGAACTTTATGTAAAGGTGCGGAGGCAGCCTGCCCAACAACAACTGGGACTGCAACTAGTTTTTCTCAAGCGACTGTCGTTCGCCTAGTTAATACACATAGTGGTAATCATCTTGTCACTGTCGTTGAAACTCAAAGTGGTGATGTTGTTGGTTCTTTTACATTACCAACGGGATCAGTTGAATATCTAGAAAAAAACCCTACTCAGTGTGTATTTGCTGCAAATGCTGGAGTATTAGGTTCAAAAGTAGGATTTACCGCATAAAAAAATGAAACTCATCACAGAAGAAATTTCGGACATTCAAATTATCACCGAAGGTAAAGGTGCTAAGAAAAGAATGTGTATTGAGGGTGTATTCCTCCAAGGCGAAATTAAAAATCGCAACGGAAGAATGTATCCTATTAGGACCCTTTCTAATGAAGTAAATCGTTATAACGAAAGTTTCGTTAAAAAAGGTCGTGCTCTAGGTGAACTGGGACATCCTGATGGTCCTACCGTAAACCTTGACCGTGTTTCCCACAAAATTACTTCACTGACTCAAGAAGGTAATAATTTTAGAGGTAAAGCACAACTTCTTGATACCCCTATGGGTAAAATTGCACAATCTTTGATTGGTGAAGGAGTAATGCTTGGCGTTTCTTCTCGTGGTGTAGGTTCACTACGTATGACAAATGAAGGTCATAAAGTTGTTGGTGAAGATTTCATGTTAGCAACTGCTGCTGATATCGTTGCCGATCCTTCTGCACCTGATGCTTTTGTTTCAGGAATTATGGAAGGAAAAGAGTGGGTTTGGGAAGGTGGAATTCTTCGTGAACAACTCGCAGAAAAGACTCAGAAGAGAATTAATACTCTTGTTGACCAAAAAACCCTTGATGAACATAAGATCCAGTTATTTAACGATTTCTTATCAAATCTTTGATTTATAAATAAATATAGATTATACCAAATTAATCGATACAAATGTCCGCTGATAGCAACTTACAGGAAATGGAAAACGCAGTAACTAAAGGAGCTGCTCCCGCTGAACCAATGCAGGCTAGTGGTGTTCCTTACGAAGATCTTGGGGGTCCAACTCCTGAGAACTCCAGACCAGACGACGACTCTAACAGACTCGCAACTCCTGGCGCTACCCTTAAGCAAGTTAAGGATGTAGTAAACGCCAAGGCTGCTCCTGCTGAAGAAGTAGAAGTAGATGAGGATCAAGAAGTCGTGGCTGAAGCTGAAGAAGAAACCGCTGAAGAAGTAGTATCTGAAGAAGAGACTGCTGAAGAAGAGGTTGTAGCTGAAGCAGAGGAAACCACCGAAGAAGAAATCATCCAAGAAGAAGAGATTGACATCGAAGGCGATGTTCAGGCTCTGCTTGAGGGTGAAGAACTCTCTGAAGAGTTCCAAGAAAAAGCACGCACCATTTTCGAAGCTGCTATTAAGACGAAAGTTTCCGAGATCAGAGAAAATCTTGAGACTGCTTACGAGCAGGCACTCGTAGAAGAAGTTCAAAACATCAAAGAAGCACTGGAAGATCGCATCGACGGTTATCTTGAGTATGTTGCCGACGAGTGGGTTCAAGAGAATGCACTTCAAGTCGAAACTGGTCTCAAGACCGAGATGACTGAATCTTTCCTTGAGGGTATGAAAACCCTTTTTGAAGAACATTATGTAACCATCCCTGAAGATAGATATGATGTGCTTGAAAGCATGGTAGATAAATTAGATGAAATGGAGTCTAAACTCAACGAGCAGATTGATCGCAATGTTGCTCTTAATCGTAGATTAGCCGAATCCACTTCTGACGTAATTTTCGCAGAAGTTGCCGAGGGACTCGCTGAGACCCAAAAGGATAAGTTCGCTTCTCTCGCTGAAAATGTTGAGTTTGAAAGTGAGACAAACTATCGTGAGAAGCTTGTAACCCTGAGAGGTTCTTACTTCCCAGAGGAAACTAGCACTCAAAGAGATCATACTGAGACTATCTCTGAAGGAACCGCTGCTGTAGAGTCGGTATCCGTCTCTCCACTTATGGAATCCTACATGCAGACTCTTGGTCGGGTCGCTAAAAAGTGATTTTTAAATTATAGTTCAAACTAACTTTTTAAAACGAGGTACAATTCAAATGCAAATGCCTTCTAACGAGGTACTGCAGGAGAAGTGGGCACCCCTTCTGGACTACGAAGGTCTTGATAACATCAAGGACAATCATCGTAGAGCAGTTACCGCTCAACTCCTGGAAAACCAAGAAATCGCTCTTCGTGAGGAAAGTGCTTTCCTCTCCGAAGCTCCAACCAACGCTGTTGGTAACGGAGGTTTCACTTCCTCCGGTGGTCAAACCGTTGCTGGTTTCGACCCTGTTCTGATCTCACTGATCAGACGCTCTATGCCTAACCTGGTCGCTTATGACCTCGCTGGCGTACAACCAATGACCGGTCCTACTGGACTGATCTTCGCGATGCGTTCCCGCTACAAGACTCAGGACGGAACCGAAGCCCTGTTCGACGAAGCAGATACCGCATTCGCTGGTCAGAACAACTCTGTCAACCTCACCAACGGATTCACCGCTGGTAACGTTGGTATGGGTACAACTGGTCAGTCTGGTTCTAACCCTGCCGCTCTGAACCCAACCTCGGGTATCAACGGTTCTACATACTCTGTTGGTCAGGGTATGCGTACAGACGACGCTGAAGATCTTGGAAGCAGCACTTCCGATACCTTCAACGAAATGGCATTCTCGATCGAGAAGGTCACCGTTACTGCTAAGAGCCGTGCTCTGAAAGCAGAATACTCCCTGGAACTCGCCCAGGACCTCAAGGCAATCCACGGTCTGAATGCTGAAGCCGAACTGGCTAACATTCTCTCCACTGAAATCCTTGCGGAAATCAACCGCGAAGTCATCAGAACCATCTATCGTGTTGCTGAGCAAGGTGCTTCCACCAACGTTGCAACATCCGGTGCTTTTGACCTCGACGTTGACTCCAACGGTCGCTGGAGTGTTGAGAAGTTCAAGGGTCTGATCTTCCAGATCGAAAGAGACGCCAACGCGATTGCCCAGCGCACTCGTAGAGGCAAGGGTAACATGATCATGTGCTCTGCTGACGTTGCTTCCGCACTGACCATGGCTGGTGTACTCGATTACACCCCTGCCCTTAACGCCAACCTGAACGTTGATGATACTGGTAACACCTTCGCTGGTGTTCTTGCTGGTAAGTATCGCGTTTACATCGATCCATATGGTGCTAACAACGCCGCTGATCAGTACTACGTTGCTGGTTACAAGGGTGCTTCCCCATATGACGCTGGTCTCTTCTACTGCCCATACGTTCCTCTTCAGATGGTTCGTGCCGTTGGTCAGGACACCTTCCAGCCCAAGATCGGCTTCAAGACTCGTTACGGCATGGTTGCCAACCCATTCGCTCAGGGTACAACCGTTGGCGCAGGTGCTCTTACCCAGAACACCAACCGCTACTATCGTCGCGTCAAGGTTCAAAACCTCATGTGATCACGGTTCACATATTCTCTGGAGGGTCTTCGGACCCTCTTTTTTTGTCTAAATATAGTATAAGGTTTTAGCAATATGCCAGCACTCTCTAAGTCACAACAAAGATTATTTGGGATAGTTCGTGCTGTTCAGAAAGGTGAAATGACACCAACTACTCCTGAAGTTGCAAAGTTGGCAGCGACGATGAAGAAAAGTGATGTAAAAGATTTTGCTAAAACAAAACATAAAAATCTTCCCGATAAGAAAACTCTCAAAGAATTTTTAAATTTTTTTAAAAGTAAAAAAGCATCACCAACTCCAAAACCAGTTCCTCAAGATACAAAGGTTCTAGCATATAAAAATTATAAACCAGGTGTATTAAACAAAACTACTGGAGAATTCACTCAACGCTCTCACACACCAGATGAAGCAGCAAGATATGGTTGGAGACCTGTAAAGACAAGTTCTTACGGTCCTGGAGATACTACATCTCAGGCATATAATACTGGTAAAGATAAAGTTCAAAGAACTGCCGATGGAACTCCATTTACTGGTTCTACACGGGGTGTAGCGGTTCCTTATAAGTACAAGGAAAATGAAGTTCCAAAAGGAACGTGGGAAGGAACTCCATCCATAAGGTTTGGCACACAAGTGCAATTTACTCAAAAACCACAAGGCACTAATACTAGAATTACAAATGCACCGGTAAGAGATACTGGAGATTTTGGTGCTGCTGGAAGAGTAAATAACAGCACTAGTTTTGATTTGATGAGACAAACTGCTAGAGATGTGACTGGTGATCAAAATTTAACTCCAACACAATACGGAAAAAGAACACTGTATTCTCGTATCAAAGACCTTAGAAGGTAAGTAATTATTATGACCAATTCACAATTTAGAAATCAGATACAAAACAGAAATTTCCTTTCTCCTGCAGGATTTAATTTTTCACTTGCAAAGGAACCAAAGGTATCTTTCTTTTGTACGAGTGCTAAGATTCCAGAAATTAGTCTGGGAGTAGCAAAGCAACCAACTTATCTGAAGGATCTTGACATCCCAGGTGAGAAGTTGACTTATGGAGATCTTACACTAAGATTCTTGGTAGATGAGGATATGTCAAATTACATGGCAATTCACAACTGGTTGACTGGTCTTGGGTTTCCTGAAAGCACACAAGATTTTAAAAACTTTATATTAAATTCTGATGGTATTGAAGACATGGAGGAGCAGTTCAGTGATGGTTCTCTTACTATCTTGAACAGTAATTATAGAGCAAACACTATTGTTAAGTTTTTAAATTTGTTCCCTGTCAGTTTAACTTCTCTTGATTTTGATACGTCCGTTACGGATATCCAATACTTTACAGCACAGGCAACATTCAAGTATACTGTATATAATATCCTTGATCAGGACAATAGAACTCGCTTATGATGGACCTTGACAAAATTCAGGAGATGTGGCAGAAAGATTCTGTTATTGATCCTGATAACTTACATGATGAGTCATTAAAAATACCACAACTTCATTCTAAGTATTATACAATTTACAATACACTTACACTTCTTAGAGAAAAAGCAAGAGACTCTTATAGGAAGGTAAAACTTGAAAGATATAACTACTATACTGGAAAGGCACCTACAGAGGTTTACGAAAGGGAACCATTTGACTATAAAGTTAGAGAGAAAGACGCCATACAGAGGCATCTAGATGCCGATGAGAAACTAACTACAATTGATTTGAAAATTCGTTATTACGATGTCCAGTTAAAATTTTTGGAAGAGATTATTAAAACTGTTGCTAATAGAACCTTTCAAATTAAAAATGCAATTGAGTGGCAAAAATTTCAAGCAGGTTTCTAATGGATCAAGATTGGACATATCAAGATGGCGACTTTAGTGAAGACATGCCTTTTGTTGAAGTTCAGTTAGGCCCAGAAGATTTGTACTTAGTGTATGATTCTGTTAGGTTTCGCTATGAAAAGTGGAGTGGTGGTCATCCAGACGAACAAGCAAGACTTGCATACCTAAAAGATTTTTTATATAGAATTGTTTTAGAATATAAGTATAATATGGACTAATAAATATTCATAGGTGAATCCTATGGATTATGTCTCATTTGATTATTGCTAAGAAGAACGAAGTATATTTACAGATAAAAGCGGAACCACACGTATATTACGAACTGGCAGATCAGTTTACGTTTGAAGTTCCAGGTGCAAAATTTATGCCTCAGTACCGTAATAAGTATTGGGATGGAAAAATTCGTTTATTTAATACGCAGACAGGAGAGATATATGTAGGTCTGTTAGATAAAATTACAAGTTTTTGTGAGTCTCATGGGTATACTTATGAATTTGTAGATAATAAGTTTTATGGTACACCTTTTGAGGTAAATGAGCTTATTTCAAAAGAGGGTGTCAAAGATTACATGACATCTGTTAGTAAGTATTCTCCCAGAGAGTACCAGATAGAGGGAGTATACGACGCCCTAAGACATAATAGAAGGTTGCTGATATCCCCAACTGCTTCTGGAAAGTCTCTGATGATATACTCTGTTGTGAGATACCATGTTGAGCGCGGACAAAATACTCTGATAGTTGTTCCAACGACATCTTTAGTAGAGCAGATGTATAAAGACTTTGAAGATTATGGGTGGGATGTAGGTTCATTTTGTCACAAGATATACGCTGGTAGAGAAAGGGAAACTAATTCCCAAGTTATCATCACTACCTGGCAGTCCATCTACAAACTCCCCCGAAAATATTTTGAACGATTTAACGTAGTTGTTGGGGATGAGGCACACCAGTTCAAAAGTAAGTCACTAATATCTATAATGACAAAACTTGCGGACGCAAAATTTCGTTATGGATTTACTGGCACGCTAGACGGCACGCAAACTCATAAGTGGGTATTAGAAGGATTATTTGGTCCATCATATAAAATCATTAGAACAGAAGAATTGATGAAGAAAGGGCATGTTGCCAAGTTGGACATTAATGTTCTTCTACTGAAGCACCCAGCACATAAATTTGAAACTTTTGAAGATGAAGTTCAATACATCATTAATCATGATCGTAGAAACAAATTCATTAGAAATCTTGCACTTGATCTAAAGGGTAATACTTTGATTTTATTTGCAAGAGTAGAAGGTCATGGACAACCACTATATGACATGATAAATAATGGTAGACTTGATGAACGACACGTATTCTTTGTTCATGGAGGTGTCCATACAGAGGACCGAGAGAAAGTAAGAGAGATTACCGAAAAAGAAAACAACGCAATTATTGTTGCTTCATACGGAACATTCAGCACAGGTATTAACATTAAGAATCTGCATAATGTTATTTTTGCTTCTCCTTCCAAGTCCAGAATACGCAATCTCCAGTCAATCGGTAGAGTACTCAGAAAAGGAAATAACAAAACAAAGGCAACTCTGTATGATATTGCTGACGACATTTCCTACAAATCCCGGAGAAACTACACACTTAATCATTTAATTGAAAGAATTAAAGTTTATAACGAAGAGAACTTTAATTATGACATTGTAAACATACCCCTAAGGAGCTAATGGGAGAAGAATTTTATTGTACAGTCAAATTAATTACTGGTGAAGAATTATTCGCACACGTCTGTATTGACGATAACGATGGAGATCCTGTATTAGTTCTTCAAAATCCTGTAATTATGAAACTTATTGAAATAAGAAATGGATATGCCATTAAAGTAAAACCATGGCTTCAGATACCTGGCGATGATTTCTTTATTATAAAACTTGATAAGATTGTTACTATGACTGAAATTACAGAAACACGTATTATTCAGTTCTACAATAATTATCTAAATGATGATCAAGATGATAAAGAGGATGATAATCAACTGTTAGGTTCTTCTAGTAATCAATCTAAAGTTACTAAGAGGATGGGATACGTAACAACAGTAGAAGATGCTAGAGAGATGCTAGAGAACCTCTATAAACTCAAAGATAATAAAGAAAGCTAAAGCTCATCCTTGAAACCTCACAAAGGCACTCTACTCACATTTGGTCATCTTGTCAAGCTTTGAATGTGTGCTATAATATAAACATAAAGAATATTCAATAAAGTGATGTTATGTCCAAAAAGAGATCAGAACACTATGTGAATAACAAAGAGTTGCTAGAGGCACTCATTGTTTACAGATCAAAAGTAGAGCAAGACTTTGTTAGTAGGTATGGAAGAGAACCTACGAAAGAAGATCGTTCAAAACGTTGGGAAGGAAAACCACCCATTAGTAATTACTTGGGAGAGTGCTTTCTTAAAATTGCAACACACCTTTCTTATAAACCAAACTTTGTGAACTATATGTTCAGGGATGATATGATCTCTGATGGTATTGAAAACTGTGTTCAGTATATTCACAACTTTGATCCAGAGAAATCTAAGAATCCATTCGCTTATTTCACTCAGATTATTCACTACGCTTTTCTACGTCGAATTCAGAAAGAGAAGAAGCAACTGGAGATTAAGACGAAGATTATTGAAAAGACTGGATTTGATGAAGTCATGAATGTTGATAATACTGCTCTTTCTGGTACTAGTTCAGATTACAACACAATTAAAGATAATATCACATATAAGAATAGATGAAGATTGCCATTATTACAGATCAGCACTTTGGAGCACGAAAGTCTTCTAAGTTCCTTCATGAACATTTTAAGAAGTTTTATGATGACATCTTTTTTCCATATCTAGAAGAGCATAACATCACTACTGTTGTAGATATGGGAGATACTTTTGACAATCGTCGAAGTATTGATCTGTGGGCAATTGATTGGGCAAAAGAGACGTATTATAATCGTTTGAGAGATATGGGCATCACTGTCCATACAATTGTAGGTAATCACACTGCATATTATAAAAATACAAATGAAGTTAATACTGTAGATTTGTTGTTGAAAGAATATGAAAATGTAAAAATTTATCCAGAGTGTGAGGAAGTCATGCTAGATAAATTACAAGTTCTGTTTATTCCTTGGATCAATGCGGAAAATACTGAAAGTAGTTTCCTTTCTATTAAAGGTTCAACTAGCAAGTGTGCGATGGGGCACCTTGAGCTCAACGGATTTAGAGCGCATCGCGGTCACATCATGGAAGACGGTATGGATGGCACACTATTTGAAAAGTTCGAGCGGACATTTTCGGGTCATTACCATACACGATCAAACAACGGAAAAATCTTCTACCTAGGTAATCCATATGAAATGTTCTGGAATGATGTGAATGACCCTAGAGGGTTTACCATATTTGATACTGAGACCTTAGAGCATTTTCATGTAGATAACCCTTACAGCATCTTCTATAACATTTACTATGAAGATACAAATTACAAACTCTTTGATGCTACCAAATATAAATCAAAGATTGTAAAAGTTATTGTCAAGAAAAAAACTAAACCCAAAGACTTTGAAAAATTTCTTGACAAACTCTATAGTGTCGGAGTTCAAGAACTTAAGATTGTTGACAACTTTGAAATTCAGGAGAACGAAGAGTTTGAGGCAGACGATTCGGAAAACACAATCTCTCTTTTAAATAGATATATTGATGAAGCAGAAATGGACTGTGATAAAAGTATCATCAAAGGTATTCTGCAGAAAATCTATAATCAAGCTTGCGAGGTTGACTAATGTTTCTTCTTACTCTCAGAGACAAAAAGGAGGATGGGGCATACGCTGTTCAGAATAATGACGGTGAAAAAGTTCTCTTTTTGTTTGAGGAAGAAGATGATGCTGAGAGATACGCTATGCAACTTGAAGAGGAAAAAGATCCTACAGAACTTGATGTTGTAGAGGTTGATGGACCACTTGCCATAAGGACCTGTAGGTTGTATAATTACAGATACGCGGTAATTACGCCGAACGATATTGTGATACCTCCAAAGTATGATAACCTTTCAAAAGATTAAGTGGAAAAATTTTCTATCAACTGGCAATCAATATACTGAGATAGATTTTCAAGGTAAAAATACGAATCTTATTGTTGGAACAAACGGAGCAGGTAAATCAACTGTTCTGGATGCTCTGACTTTTGTTTTATTTAATAAACCATATCGTAAAATTAATAAACCTCAACTTGTTAATACTTCTAATGAAAGGGAGTGTGTAGTTGAGATTGAATTTTCTGTAAACTCTCGTCAATACTTGGTTCGTCGTGGTATCAAACCTAATGTATTTGATATTGTTGTAAATGGAACACCACTTCATCGTGAAGCAGATGATCGTTCTATGCAGCGTATTCTTGAAGAAAATATTCTTAAATTAAACTATAAGTCTTTTACTCAGATTGTAATTCTAGGTTCTGCTGGGTTCACTCCATTCATGCAACTCAGCACTTCTCAGCGTCGTGAAGTTATTGAGGATTTACTAGACATACGCATTTTTTCTGCGATGAATAATATCGTAAAAGATACCATCAAGGAAAAGAAGGGTCAGGTCAGGTCTCTTGATTTGAAAAAGGAAAACCTTAAAGATAAGATGAAAATGCAGAGTAATTTCATCGAAGAACTTGAGAATCGTGGAAAGAAAAATATCAAATCTAATAAAGATAAAATTACTTCTTTAATGAAGGAAGTTGATGATTATATTGAAACAAATACTTCTTTAGAGGGGAATGTTGAAAGTAAAACTGTGGAGCAGGAAGCAGTCACTGGTGCAAGGCAAAAGTTATCAAAACTAAACAATTTGAAAGGTAAAATCTCTCAAAAGGTAGGCACAATTACCAAAGAGCATCAATTTTTCACAGAAAATACGGTCTGCCCTACTTGTCAGCAAGATATTGCGGAAGAGTTTCGTTTAAATAGAATTAGTGACGCTCAAAATAAGGCAAAGGAACTCAAGGAAGGTTACGACGAACTCGTAAACGCCATCAAGTTTGAACAAGAAAAAGAGCGTCAATTCAACGATCTATCGAAGGAGATTACTAATCTAACACATGACATTTCTCAAAACAATACTCGAATTAATCTCAACCAGAGACAGATACGAGAACTTGAACATGAAATTCAAACTATTACCAGTAACCTACAGAACAGAAATACTGAACATGAAAAGTTAGAAGAGTTTAAAACTAATCTCCACAATACAATTGAAGAACTAGCAGACAAAAAACAAGAAATCGTTTATCACGATTTTGCCTATTCCCTTTTAAAGGATGATGGCGTAAAAACAAAAATCATCAAGAAGTATCTCCCTTTCATTAATCAACAGGTTAATCGTTATCTTCGGATGATGGATTTTTATATTAACTTCTATTTAAACGAAGAATTTAACGAATCCATCAAATCCCCTATTCACGAAGACTTTTCTTATAGTTCTTTTAGTGAAGGTGAAAAGATGAGAATCGACCTTGCCCTACTCTTCACTTGGCGTGAAGTAGCGCGTGTCAAAAACTCCGCTAACACTAACCTGTTGATTATGGATGAGGTGTTTGATTCATCTCTTGATGGTTTTGGAACCGACGAGTTCCTAAAAATTATTCGCTTTGTTATAAGGGACGCAAACATATTTGTTATTTCTCACAAAGCAGACATGCTTGACAAATTTGAAAATGTAGTCAAGTTTGATAAGATTAAAGGATTCAGTAAGGTAGTTTCATAAATACCTAAAAAGTAATTCTAAAGATGGACAACTTATATCAAGAAGTATATCAATATCTTATTGATAATAATATCGAAGAGCAAGAAGCAATTGAGGTTGTAAACCATCTTTACGAGGCAAATATTCACGAATATGGATTGCTTACCGAAAATCGTGTTAATTCAATTCTGAATATGCTCAGAACGGTTGGAAGGATGTCTGGCATTCTTAAAAGTCCTGCTGCACAACAAACAGTAAAAGCAACTACTAAAAAAGTCCTTCAAGGAACTCCTCGTCAAGGAAACCTTCTTACCAAAACTGGTAGTGCACAAAACTTCACGGGTGGAAGAACTCCTTTTACTGGCACCAATCCTGTCCCTGCTGCTAGTTCTTCACTTCCAAAACCACCTACTAAACCAGCAGTATCT